GGCATTAGTTCTATTACTCAATCTTTAAACATGGTTGAATGTCATCTCTATATGTATCATTACATTCACAGTCCTCTGAGCACCAGTCTAGTGCCTTAGAGATGGTAGGAAACTGACATACGAAATGTTGCTTACACAATTCTGCGATCTCCATGTGCTCCTTCTGTGTGCCGTTAGCAGTCCTCAGAGTGATGTAATGCATCCATGAACGCAAATTTCCAGTCATGTAAATTTTTGTTGGCGTTGCCAAAGGAAGCACAAAACGAGCACATTCCTTTGCAATACCCTCACGGAGCAATTCATTATAAAGATCCATACCTTCAATAAAGTATTGATGGATCCGACCCTGCAAGAATTGCTTTTGCAATGGATCTACATCATCGATACTATTCTGACGATTCTTAGTGTCCTGCGAGCGAAGATCTGGGACAGGAATTGCAGCACTAAGAAGGTTAGTGTCTGCATATCGTTGTGAAAATTCTTGAAATGTGAAACTCCTATGACGGAGCACTTGAGCTGCCAGACCACGAGTAGTATTAATTTCTAGTGTCATGTGTGCTTGCTCAAAAATGCTCCAATGACCATGCTTGATGCAATACTTAAGAAGACCTTCCACTTTAGGATTGTCTTGATTGTTTGGGTTACTTACGCGAGCGATGTAACCAATAGTTTTTTCTGCATCAGGAGTGACTGATAACAAACAAACTTTAGCTGATGATACTTCAGGATTTAATTCAGTCATGCTTAAATAAAATTTTAGTGATTGCATACAGTGCCGCTGCTTGGAAGTATCCAATCGCAGCAATACCAAAGATAGATGGCACTACCCAATTCCACAGTAACATAAGGAGAGCAGGAATGACAATCAATCCTGCAATATTACCCACAATGTATGCACCAGTGGCGACATTTTCTGCCCTTTCCGTTGCTTCTTTCTCTTCTTTTTGATCGGTAATAATTGTTTCCATTTTTTGCTCCCATGCTTTTTTCACATCGAAGTAAACGTCACTATCTCCTTTCATTTTTCTTCTTTGACTCTCGGTTGATTTCTTCTTCTGACTTCCATAGTTTAGGATTGCGAGTGCCCTCCGTATACTCTAGTTTCGTCAAGACATTTCCAAGTATATCATAGTATGCATTGAAAATGTCCACACTTAAACCCGATACAATATCATGCCAGGTTTCTTCACCCTTAACTAAGGTAAGAAGATAGCAATTGTTAGGTAAAGACTTATCTTTAGCGTCTTCAGGTGTACAATTGGTTTTAAGTATCTTAATACCATAAGCATTAATAGATGCTACCTGTTGATCATTGAGTGTCAAGATCTATTACCCCACTCAATGCTCGGGAATGCCTCTTTAACTACTGCAAGAGTAACCCGATACTTCTTATGCAATGTTTTATTTACTGCTTTGACTAGGACTTCTGCTTCAGATTCATGAAGTCCTTCTAGCATTTGAAGAAACATATTCTCAATCTTCATGTTTGAGAGAGTATCATCTCCACCCTTAAAGAATCGATACAACTTCTTAGTCTCTTGCTCCAGGATAGTGTGCTCTGTGCCCATAGGAGCGTCGTTAGGGCGATATGGGACATCTTCACCTAGAGGGACGCGAGCAACGATAGAGTCGTCGAAATTAATGATTAAGATAGATCGCAATGCAGGAGAGTTATTCTCCTTCAATACTGCAATCTTTGCTGCTTTAGTCTTGGCGCTGTGTGCTTTCTGCAACACCTCAGAAATTAATAGTTTCATGTTAAAACTCAGTAATGTGATCTAGCATTTCATTCAACGCATGTTTCATGAAATAGGGATACATTTTCCCTCGCACAGGAGGGTGTGTATTCTCAAACGTATTTATGATATCGGTCTGTACCTCCTTTGGAATGTATTCAAAGTCAATTAGTTTGACGTTACGCTTATAGTTTTTATGTGTAGTCTCATCAGTAAACTCATCTGGATCCTGCTCAATCCATAGTGCAAGTTTGACCTTGGACATTGGACGTTGGCGGACACCTACAATGAATACATCATCGGCAGATAAGAAGTTAGGAATACCATCAGAGCGATCACCTTTAAGGATGTGCTCAAGAAGATACTGCTTGGGATCGTCACACTGAATAAACTTTTTTAGCACAGGATTGTACTGACTGACAAATCGATACTTCTGCAGTTGTTGAAAGTCTTTATCTCCACTGAGAATAAGGACTTTCTTTGCAGGTTGTTTATCATTTTGCAGTCTGATATTAACTGCCCCTTGCTCCTTTACTAAGGTGGCAATGATATCATCTGCTTCTGCACCATCAACTTCCACAACTTTGTATGGGAGAAACTCACGAATCTCATCACGAATCTTGTTAAGGACTTCAAAGATAGCACTCCAGTCTAGTTTAGACTTCTCTCGATCTCTCTTCCGAGTGCCTTTGTAGTAAGGAAACTCTTTACGTCTCCAGTAATGCTTACTGTCATAACAAAGGACTAACTCACCATAGTCTTGATAAAACTTTTTGCGATAAAACCGCAAAGAGTTTAAAACCATGTGGCGAACTAGTCCTTCATCAACTTGTGTGTTTGTACTGGTCAAGGAAACCATCAAGTTGCTGATGCAAACTTGATTCATGTCAACAAGGATCATCTCACCTCAGTCATCTTCATCATCAAGTATATCATCATCGTCGTTGGTTCGCAAGTAAAGCAATTCTGAAGCGTCCACCATCTCACCATCAATCATCATTTCTGGATGCATAACTACTGCTGCGTATTCTGCTCTTGCTTTCCACTCATCCCAGATCCCCCTGAAATTCCATGCAACGATGGAACCAAGAAGAAAAGATCCTAGAGTGAGAAAGAAAGCAAGGTAAAGAAAACTTAGGTCTGCCATGAAGCCCCTCTCTTACAATAACTATTTAGTGACGCTTTTCTTTTTCCTACCAGGCTTACGGTCAGCATAGTACCTCCAAGCATCGTCCAACATTGCATAAAGATAGTCTTTAATTTTCCTTGCTTTAGGTTTGGGGATATGACCATATGCTTCACGAAGTTGCTTATCACCACCTTTAATATAAGCATCCAACTCTTCAACTAGGTTGCTAAGTTGAGCTGCTGAAGCGGATTCAATAAATTCATTGGTATCCCGACGTGTCCATTTGCCAAGTCTCAGATAGTCATACATCTTAAACATGAATCTATTGTTGAGCATTGCTTCATCAATAGCTCTGTCTATAATTGTGTACAACTCAGTGGTGTTACTATCTCGATTCATCAGAGTAGGTTTTGCTCCCTCAAATACTTAACTGCGTCCGTGCATCCTCCGATCTTCTGCCCACCCACAATAACTTGAGGGAAGGTAGATCCTTGACCAAATTCTTTATAGAATTGCTCACGGGTGAAGTTTACTCCTAGACTATACTCAGCATAGTCCCAATTCTTAGATTTGTAAACCTCTTTAATTTTAGTGCAGAAGGGACACCCTTCTCGCGTATAAATTGCTGTGCGTTTTGGAGACATAATTATAATATGTAAAAGAAAAGGGACCCGAAGGTCCCAAAGACAATCAGATTCCGTCTAAATTATATATCAGAAGGAATACTTCACACCCAACTTAGCACCGTATCCACGGTCAAGATCCTCATCGCCACTACCCACGAAGGAGACTTCACCATAGGCACCCAGAGCATCGGTCAAACCAATACCAACGCCTGCCTTACCAGAAGGAACGGTATCGGTCTCGCCGCCGTCAGGAGACACCAGGGTAGCGCCGCCTTGGACGTAGTAAGAAGCACTCTCACCAAGAGCACCTTCATACCCCAGGTGAAGGTCCGTTGCGGTTCCGTTGTACTCGGATCCCGTCCAACCAGAATTTGCTTCCACGTTGACGTAGGGACCAGCGAAAGCGGCACCAGCAGAGACAGAAAGGGCAGCGGTTGCTGCAAATACAGATTTGATCATTTTTATTTAAAAGTTTGTTTACTTGTGGAGTTTAACCCACAGATGATAGAAGACTCGACTTGTCTTCGTTTGTTAAGAAGCGTAACTTTGTCACGCCTCGTATATATAATACCACAACCTTGAAATTTGTCAAGCTTGTGACAGTTGCTCGAAGTCTTTCTCAAAAATAGCAAGACCAGCATCGGTAAGGATGTGATCATACATTTTATCAAAAACATTTGGTGGCAACGTGACTACACTAGCACCATACATCAAGCAACGCGAGACGTGGTGGACATCTCTCAAACTGGCAGCAAGGATCTTAGTGCGAACACCATGAGCACAATACAGACCAGAGATAGCACGGACCAACTCAACACCACTGAATGAGTTGTCATTCAAACGACCCACAAATGGTGAGATGTATGTGGCACCTGCCTTTGCTGCCATGACTGCCTGAGCGGCGCTGAAACACAGAGTAACGTTGGTCTCTACACCTTGAGCAGTGAGCTCTTTACATGCCTTCAGACCCTCTACAGTGAGGGGCAGTTTGATCGTAACGTTGTCAGCAATATCACGATACTTAATAGCATTGGTAAGCATCTCAAAGCAAGACTCACCTTCTACTTCAGCAGAGATACTTTCAAAAGCAAAGTTAGTTGCTAGTGTTTTGATAAACTCCACGTAGTCTACACCAGACTTACGAACTAGTGTAGGATTTGTAGTGATGCCATCAACTAGACCAGTCGTATAGCGTTGAGCAATTGCTTCATAGTCAGCAGTGTCTAGGAAGATTTTCATATTTTGTCTAGGACCTCTAGTTTAACAAAGACTTCCTGCAAATTATAATGCACCTTGTAAGATTCTGTCAACACATAATATCCGATAATTTTAGATCCATCACATGACCACCCATACCCCTTGACGGCTTCGTCATTGCCATCTATATGGAATTTCTTACTTCCTAATAGGTAGTCATGGTAACGCTGATCCAGGTTGATCATCGGTGGAGTCCTCTGTGTCTTTAGATATCATATCACGGATTGAAGACATATCTTCTTCCGTAAGATTATCTATAGACTCAGATTCCTCAACTCTAGGGTCTGTAATAAGACCTTTTATATCATCAGTCAGATGATCCTGAGGTCTCCAAGCCTCACCTTTAACTTGATAGTCTAGGTTTTGAATAGCGGCAAGGTTACTACTCCAATACTTCTTCATCTTCTTCATCATCTTTGCACGACCTTTGGGATCATTAGGATGATCATTGATGACCT